CCAATACGAGTACACTTACAGCAGGGGGAAGTGGTTCTGTATCAAGTTCTGACTTTGACTATAGCGCTACAGGTAATACTAACATATTGACTTGGTTACAAGGTAGTACAAGTGCAGCAACAGGCGGTAACTTTGATGCCGTTATAACTGGTAACACCAATGATTTAAACATCAGAAGTGAAGTTATAGGAGCAGTTAATAATTGGACTATTGACGGAAATTCCAACGATATAGACGTGACTCAGATTGGAACAGATGATAAATCAATAACGGCTAGTATAACTGGAGATTCTAATAATATAGATATTGACCAAACCACAAGTGCATCAGGTGTAACTGATACAATCAATATAGTTGCTGCCTCGACAAGCGGTGTTATTAATATTGACCAATGCACTACTGGTTGCTAATAGGATTATTATCTAGTTCTTTATATGCAGATATAGGTTCAATATCAGAATTACGGGGCAATGGAGAGGTGTTACGCAGTCAAAACGGAGATAAGCTATTAGCTGAACTATCTCTAGGCATACTCAGTAATGATGATGTGCGTACTGGCAATGGTCGTATGGCTATACAGTTTTTAGATGATTCTGTATTAAAACTAACGGAACATTCCAAAATAGTTGTAGATGAATACATCTATGACCCTAATCCTAGTAAATCTAAATTGGCTCTTAGGATGGCTAGTGGTACGGCTAGATTTATTACTGGGAAGCTAGGTAGGATAGATAAAAAGAATATTTCTATTAAAACGCCAAGTGCAGACATCTCCATTCGTGGCACAGATTTCACAACAACAGTAGATGAAATAGGTAGAAGTCTAATTATATTATTGCCTGATGAAGACGGAACAAGTTCAGGAGAAATAACTGTAGAGACAGCAGCAGGTGTAGAAATACTAAATAAGCCCTTTCAAGCGACTATGGTGAGCGTTTCTGAAGCACCCCCTACCAAACCAGTCACTTTAGTAAATATGACACTAGGATTGATTAATAACCTTTTAATAGTTAATCCACCAGATCAGGTACAAGAAGCGGTAGATGAACAAAACACTAAAAGCACCAATGTATTGGATGTGGATTTCCTAGAAGAAAACTTTGATGAAGATGAACTAGACGAAGATGAACTAGAGATAGATAGACTGTCGATAGATTTATTAAGTGTAGATTTCTTAATAGATTTATTAGCTTTCATAGAAGGTGAAGAAAGGGTTTCTAAGATTGGAGATGTAACTATAGAAGGTATAACTGCTGGATATGACGCTAAAGCACAAACCTATTCTTTTGTGGATGGAGAGATGCTTACTTTCTTTAGAAGTGTAGAAAATACAATAGACTTACAAATAGAAAAAAGGAGTGCTTACAACATACAGATATTATCTGCTGGTAAATTTATAGATATAACAGTGAACGGAGGAGGAGATGGTACGATTATTATTAATCAGTCTGATTAGTTTTCCTTTGTTTGCTGGAAATAATACAACTACTATTCAGCAGAAAGGCGATGACTCCATCATTAACATTAAGCAAGTAGGGTATACAAATAATGCCACAGTCTATTGTGGTTTAAGTAACGGAGTTTACCAAACACACACCTGTACTAGGGCAACAATCAATTTAAATACCACTGGTTCTGGAAATACGACTAAAGCATATTCTCAATGGTCTAATCACTCAGATAACACTTTCAACATAACTCAAGATGGTGATAACAATTATGGGTATCTTGACCTAGACAAAGACGACAATACAGGCACTGTTACGCAGACAGGCGACAGCAATCATGGCGAGATATTAATGGCAGGAGATGACACAAACTATTCAATAACTCAAACTGGAAATAATAAGTATGCAAAAATTCTTGCATTTGGAGATGATGCCACTACAACCATTACACAATCAGGAACAGGACAACATAACGCTTACGTCTATAACTACAACTACGCTGATGGTAATACCACAACGATTACACAATCAGGCTCAGGAGACCATGATGCAGATATATTTTGGTATTCAGACGCAGATGATGGAACAGCGTCTATAAATCAATCAGGCTCAGGAGACCATACCGCCAGACTTAATTTCTATAAAGACGATTACAACGTGGCAGTAACTCAAAGCGGAGCAACAGATAAAAGTTTTACAGCGACCTACAACTGCGTAACCAATTGCACAAAGACTTTAACTATTACTCAGTATGATTAAGCGGTTTTTACCTCTAGCTATATTATTAATATTAGGATTGCCAATAATTTATGAGTTTAAACCTTATGAAATACTTAAACTTAAAACCTTTGATGCTTTAATACCAGAGCAAGAGCCTTCAGGTTATTTTACTGTACTAAACATAACAGAAGATGATATAACTAGAGAAGGTGGCTATCCACTGAGTAGACAAAGGCTCGCTGAAATACAGATAGAAATTTTAAATAGTGGAGCGATAGGTGTCGGTTGGGTAGTCGCCTTTCCTCAACCAGATAGATTTGGCGGAGATAAAGAATTCTCTAAAGCCTTATCTTACGCACCAAGTATCTTGGCAATGTTTGAAAATGATAATGGAAATTATCCACCTACTACTGGAACAGTCATTATGGGAGATGACAAAGGTGGTATAGATGCACAAGGCGTTATTCAAAACATAGATATACTTAAACAAAACGCTAATCAGGGAATAGCAGTAGCTAGAACAGAAGTAGATTCGCTTGTAAGAAGATTACCACTGTTATTAAGAACACCTGACGGATGGGTAGCCTCATACGGAATAGAAGTATTAAAAGTTTTAACAGGTGCAGATACTTATATTATAAAGACGAATGATAATGGTATAGAAGAAATTAGGGTTAAGGGCTTAAATCCAGTCAAAACAGATGTTTTAGGTCGCAAGTGGATAAGTTTCGTGAATACTCCACAAACAGATTTAGCTGAGATGAATGTTAAAGATAAGTTTGTATTCATTGGTTTTACTGCAAAAGGCATAATGCCTCAGATAGCAGTTCCTAATGGTGGGTTATTAGAGCCACATAAAATACAAGCAGCACTTGCTGAAAGCATATTAATAGAAAATAGTCCTTATGTTCCTGATTGGAGTATAGCTGTTGAAATATTAATATTTGGAATAACAGTTATTTTGGCATGGTATCTAATAAATATTTTTGGAATAACATTAGGAATATCTATAACTGGTTTATTATTTTTATTTACAGCAGGTAGTGGTTATTATTTTATACAGCAAGGGCTTTTAATTGATGTAGTTTGGGCTTTAATATCTCAATTTATAACAGCTTCAACAGCATTTTATTTACGTTTTAGGGAGCAATATAAGCTTAGACAGCAGATTAAGGCACAATTTGGTAAATACCTTGACCCAAGAATGGTTAAAAAATTACAAGATAATCCTGAGTTGTGTCAGGTAAATGGAAAAAGAGTTGATTGTTCTATTATATTTACTGATTTAAGAGGGTTTACAAGTTTATCTGAATCAGTTGAACCTGAAATGGTCACATACATAATGAACGCTGTATTAGATGCACAAGTACAAGCAGCAAATAAATATTATGGATGTACTGATAAATTTATTGGTGATGCGGGTATGTTTCATTGGAATACTATTATTCCACAAGAAGATCATCACACATTAGCATTAAAGGCAGCACAAGAGATAGAAAAGAATATTGACCAGTTAAACATTAAATTTAAGGAAGAAGGCATACCTGAAATGGCTATTGGTATAGGAGTTAATTCTGGAGTTTGTATAGCTGGTAACTTTGGAGCTACGGATAGATTTGCATTTAGTCTAATTGGCGACCCTTGTAATGTAGCTGCAAGATTAGAATCAAGTACGAAGATCGCAGGAGTTGGTGTATTAATTGGTGAAGAAACTGCAAAAAATGTTGATTTTAAGCTACAATTATTAGAACCGATAAAGGTTAAAGGAAAAGCTAAACCATTACAGGTTTATACATGGGCATAGAATATGAGTAAAATTTTGTCTGGAGTAATTGTAGTTTTATTAATAATTGGTTATTTCTTATGGAATGAGAATGCGCGTTTATCTGCTTTAAACCAAGCATTTGAACTAAGAGACCAAGAACAGAAAGCTGCTATAGAATCTTTGCAAAATGATTTCAAAGTGCAAACAGAAGGTTTATTAGAGATACAAAGTAAAAATCAAGCTATACAGGTTGAAATGTCTAGATATCTAGACATATTTAAAAGACATGATTTAACGAAGCTTGCAGCAGCAAAGCCATCTTTATTAGAGCCTAAAGTCAATAAAGGAACAAAAAATGTATTTGATAGCATTGAAGAAGACAGTCGCAATATTGATGACCTTGATGATGGTCTCCAGTTGCAGTCTGTTTCCCAGTAAACAAAACGTACAAATAACAACAAAAGCTTTAGAAAGGCAGATAGCACAGCCTGTTATGCCTAGAGAGATAGATTTAAAAGAACCTTACTGGTATGTGGTTTCTGATAAAAATATAGAAGAATTTCTGCAAAGAGTTGAGAAGGAGCATGGACAAGTAGTATTTTTTGCTATGTCTGTGCCTGATTATGAAATCATGTCATACAATATGCAGGAGTTAAAAAGATATATAAATGAACTTAAACAAGTTGTTGTCTATTATAGGAAGGTTACTACGAATCAACCCAATGAAGGGAAGTAATATGAATATATCACAAGAAGGTTTATCTTTAATAAAAAGGTTTGAGGGATGTAAATTAGATGCCTATCAAGATTCAGTAGGAGTTTGGACAATAGGTTATGGACATACCAAGCAAGTTAAAGAGGGAGATAGCATTAATCAAGATGAAGCAGAAAATTTATTAATTGAAGAAATGCCTGAATATGAGGGATATATAAATGATATGGTCAAAGTTCCTTTGGAGCAAAATCAATTTGATGCTTTATGTGCTTGGGTCTATAACTTAGGACCAACTAACTTAAATGATTCAACTCTTTTAAAATTACTTAATGCTGGTGACTATCATTTAGTTCCTAGTCAAATAAAACGATGGAATAAAGCAGGAGGAAAGACTTTGCAAGGATTAATAAGAAGAAGAGAAGCTGAAGCTCTTTTGTTTGAAGGTAAAGAATGGATTGAGGTCTAACAATGGCTTTAGCTAAATATGTTTTCAAACCAGGAATAAATAAAGAAGGAACAAACTACTCAAATGAGGGTGGTTGGTTTGATGCTGATAAAGTAAGATTTCGCAAAGGTAAACCAGAAAGGATAGGAGGCTGGAATAAGTTTACAACAGATTCTTATATTGGAACTTGCAGACAACTTTATCCATACAAAGCAGTAAATGGTGATTCGTTTGTTATCTTAGGCACTCATCAAAAACTTTATAACTTAAATGGTGATGTTTACTACGACATAACTCCTTTAAGAGCAACAACTTCTGCTGGAGATGTTACCTTTTCTGCGAGTAATGGTAGTTCAACTATAACTGTAACTGATGCAAGTCATGGTGCAGTAACGGGAGATTTTGTAACTTTCAGTGGTGCTGCCACTTTAGGGGGATTAGTTACTGCCGATGTTCTCAATCAAGAATATCAAATAGATGGAGTCTCCTCAATAAATACTTACACAATAACCGCTAAAGACACAGACGGAGATACAGTAACTGCTAATGGTAGTGACAGTGGTAACGGAGGTAGTTCCGTAGTTGGAGCGTATCAAATTAATTCTGGCTTAGATGTTTATGTAAGGGGTACTGGTTGGGGTGTAAATACATGGGGAGCAGGTACATTTGGTTCGGCAGGAGATTTAACACTTACTAATCAATTAAGACTGTGGACAATAGATAACTTTGGTGACGATACAATAGCTGCACCTAGAGCTGGTGGTATATACTTTTGGGATAAATCAGATGGATTAACCGCTAGAGCCGTTGCATTGTCATCAGAGTCTGGAGCTAGTGATGTTCCTACGGCTTGTTTACAAATTATGACATCTGATGTTGATAAGCACGTTATAGCTTTTGGTTCTAATCCTATAGGAAGTTCTGCTATTGATCCTTTATTAATTAGATTTTCAGATAGAGAAAGTGCAGTAGATTGGACACCTACAGCCACTAATCAGGCTGGCGGTGTGCAATTATCACAAGGTTCTACAATTGTAGGTGCATTAAGAACCAGACAAGAAATACTTATTTGGACAGATTCTGGCATAGTTTCAATGCGTTTTGTGGGTGAGCCTTTTATATTTAGTTTTACAGAAGTAGCTGAAGGCGTTAGCTTAATATCACCTAATTCTGCTACAAGTGCCAATAATAGAGTGTATTTTATGGATCGTGATGGATTCCATGTTTATTCAGGAACTTCACAAAGATTGCCTTGTACTGTGTTGGATTATGTTTTATCTGATTTAAATCAAGATCAGGCTTATAAAGTTATTGGAGGTTCAAATGCAGGAGTGAATGAAGTAATTTGGTTTTACCCTTCAGGAACAAGTACAGAAATTGATAAATACGTTATATATAACTATTTAGAAGAAACTTGGTCAATAGGAACAACTACTGATAACTTTGTGAGAACTGCTTGGAGTGAAGCATCTATATATGAAAATCCAATGGGTGCTAGTAAAAATGATACTTCAAATTTAAATTATGTTTATAGCCATGAAATAGGTCATGGAGATGGAGCAAATGCCTTTACTGCATATATAGAATCAAGTGATTTTGATTTAGCTCCTGATGGAGAAAACTTTACTTTTATATCTAAGTTAATACCTGATATAGAATTTAGAAATCAACAAACAACAAGTGATACTGTTACTTTTACAATAAAAGGTAGAGATTATCCTTTGCAAGATTTGTCTACTTTACAAACTATAAATGTAACTCCAGCTTCTACTTTTGAGAATACTAGAGCTAGAAGCAGACAAGCAGCTATGCGTATATCTAATTCGTCTAGTGACTTTGGTTGGCGTTTAGGAGATTTGAGATTGGAAATTAGACCAGATGGGAAAAGATAATGGCTGATATTAAAACGCTAGCATTACCTATGGTTAATTTAGATTATGATGCTAATAATGAAGCTATTACACGCAGAACCATTGAGCAAGCGATAGAAGACTTAAATGTTAAAATAACAACTATACAGCGAATGCAGTCTACAGTAACAAGCAAAGCTTCTAAAAGACATCAATTTTTATTAATGGGGTTAAAGCATGGCTGATAGCTTAAAAGTATTAGGTCAATTAGACCCTTCCGCTACAACCACAACAGTTTTATATACTGTTCCTGATATGACGCAGACCACAATTAGTTCTATTATGGCAGCTAACAGAACGGGTTCGGCTATAACTTTTAGACTAAGTGTTCATGTGGCTGGAGCAGGTGCAGACGATAAACAGTATTTATACTATGACAAATCAGTTGCAGCTAATGATTCGCTAGCTATAGTTATAGGTATAACGCTTAATCAAACGGATGTATTAAAGGTTTATACAAGCGCAGTAGATATGAGTTTTAATGTATTCGGCTGCGAAACAAAAGAGGAAAGATAATGAATGAAATCCAGAGACAAGTTAAAAATATAGCTTCTAAGGGTCGCTATGGCGATTCTATGCTTATGCACGTTAATCCAGCAGAAGTGCGAGGATTAGCATCAGCAATGCCTTTAACTGTTAATCCACAAACTGGACAACCAGAAGCTTTCTTACCTTTCTTAGCACCAATAATAGGTTCTATGTTAGGACCAACATTATTTAGTGGCATGGGTGCTTTAGGAGCAAGTGCTTTAGGTTCAGGTCTTGCACAATGGGCAGCTACAGGTGATCTTAAAAAAGGACTATTGGCTGGTTTAACAGGATATGGACTAGGAACTGCTATGCAAGGTGCAGGAGCAGCTAAAGCTGGAGCAGATGCAACAGCAGCAGCAACACAAACAGCAACAGATGCAGCAACACAAAACCTACTTTCTACACCTGGTATGACAGGAGCAACGGCTGGTCAGCAAGTTTTAAATGAAGCAGGACAACTTGCTTTACAAGGAAATATAGCAGCAGCTCAACCAGCAATAGCACAAGCTGGTAAAACAGCAGTAGAAGGTTATGCTGGAACA